GCCTTGCTTGAACCTTCTCAAGCTCGGTGGCGTCTTTGGCGGACTTGTTGATGCCCATGCGGAACAATTCTTGTTCGATGGTGGCCTGCGTAATGATGACACCAAACTGCCTGACGGTTTCGTGATTACCCACAATCGCCGATTGAAACGCTCTCATGACTTCAGCGTCTGCGACATTGTTGAAAGACCCAACATCCGTGGCAAGCTTTGTCACCTCGACAGCCATCTTCGCGGCTTCGCCACGGGCGAACCCCAGAGGAACGAATGTGTCTTGGATGCTCGCCGCCATACCTTCCAGCTCGACGGCACTTCTGCCTACTTCAGAACCAAACTCCCGAAGCTGTTTTCTGACGTCGGTGACAAACTCACCGAACACAACAGAGGATTTACCCTGCATTTCCTCAACGTCAGACAGGAAGTTGACAAGCGATCTTGTCCCCTGAACGGCCAGCGCCGCGCCAAGACCAACAGCAAGGCCCTTCGCGGATCTTCCAATCGCTGCAAAGGACTTGCTTATACCGCTTTGAGTTTTGTCTACTTGTCTATTGAGGCTGCGAAGCTCCCGACGTATATCGCCTAGATCAGCCTCAATTCGGACTCGCAGGGAATCAACTTCAGTCACCATTAGTCCGGATACCTCTCCATCAAATCCTCAAGTTCATCACGAGATAGAGGCGGTGGTTTACCTCCTCCGTGGAACTCTGCGAAACCCTCAATGGCCCGGTAGAACTCATAAAAACTTAAGTTCCAAAATTCTTCCGAACTCATCCCCATCTTACCCAAACCCAACTGGATGAAGTCATCCCAAGGAATTAGGGTTAATCCTTTTCCACCTCTTCTTCGTTTCCCGATTCGGCCTCAAATGGATTGACGGCCTTGGCCAAAATCGCCGCGCACATGCGCATTGAATTTGTGATGCCGCCACGCCAGATCAGATCGGCAACTTCCTTATCCTTCAAATCATTACCGCCAGCCCGAATGACTGGGGTGATGATGGCCACCATCTCGGTCAGCTTGGTCTGTGCATTCTGCAAGTCTTGCAACTGCTCAATGATTGACTTACCAAGTGACGTTTCAATCCGCATGACAACATCCAAGGTAACACGCCCGGTGTATTTCTTGCCATCAAACTCAAGCTCTACTTCACCACGCTTCGGGTTCATCCTTCTTCCTTTCTTTCTTTTTTTCTACGGCCTTAACCGTCACAAGGATGATCTCATTGCGACCGACCCAGTTTTCGGCAGTAAGAACCTCATATTCATTCAAACCATCGGAAAATACATTGCCGGGGATTATGCCTGCACGATAAGGCAAAGCAAATTCCATCGGCCTGCCAATATGTTGATAGGCGACGTAGCTGTCGCCCATCAAATCAATAACAACATTTCCCCAAGACATTATGATCCTGCCGCCGTGAAGCTGATGTAACCAGCAGATTCAAAGGTTACAGAGTAGGTCGCCTCGCCGTTATATTCGCCAGCATATTCCAAAGATGCGATCATAAACGGCCCCTCGAATGTTCCGAAGTCGGGAACAATCACTTGGAAATTGTTGAACGCGGCTGTCTGCCCGGTTGAGCCGTCGGTTGTGTTTTGCTGGGCAAAGAATGCGTCCTTCAGGCTTGTTTCAGACGCCGCATCAGTGAACACGCCAGATCCAGAAATGGAAACGCTGTTGACACCAGCACCAGCAAGTAACTGGCGATGACCCAAGCTGTCGATGGTTGTTACATCTACTGCTTCATCATTAAGTGTGATTGTGGTAGAGCGAAGCCCACCAATTGTTGTGAATGCTTCCGATTGCGCACCATCGCCAATTTTGATGAGTACGCCGGAGCCTTTTTGTGCCGCCATGATTTAATCTCCTTAGTCAGCTATGGTGGCTCGGAATCTCATGACACCGTGCCGGGTGATGCCGTCATTCTCCATAAAAACCTCGGAGAACTCTTGCTTTAAGTTAATAAGCGTTGCGCCAGTTATTGTTATATCATTGTCGTGAAGAATTGCATAGATTTGTTCCATCAAACTCTTGACTTCTTTGAAGCCGCGATACTCGCTCCACACATGTATCGTTGCCGTGTGGTCATGCAAGTCGCTTGTCTTTGTCGATATGTTTGACTGAGTGGTGTAGCCGACAGCTACAAAGGGTGTCGGCGAATCGGCTGGAACATGATCAAACACGCCCTTGATGGCTGATCCCGACGCATCGACCAGATTGCCATTGTTTAATGCTGTGAATATTGCCCATTCTGCAAATCAAAAAGATGTAAGCTCATGCGCCCCTCACCAATCGCCTAAAAATTGCGTTGATCTGGTCTTTCGCTTTTTCGAGGGCTGGCTGAAGAAATGGCCTCTCCGCCATATACCTTGTGCCAAATTCCAAGAACTTTGAATATATAGCCTTTGAAACAACAAACCCAGTCCTTCCGCCATCCTCAAATTCGGGCGCAATGTTTCTCACAAGGTTGCCTGTGTCTGTGTTTGGTGGATTGCCTTCGATGGACGCTGTGTGGGTTCTCCTTGGGTTGTACTTGTCATAAACCCTGCCAGATGATGTTTGCCTGTTGATGCTTTGAACAGCCTCGTTACGCACAAGATTTGCCGACCTTCTGACAGCTTGGATAACCTTACCATCAAGCCGACGAAGATATTCTTCCTCTCTTGCGTTCCTGTTCATGTCTGTTCTGATTCTGGCCATCAGGTGGCCTCGCCTTCAACCACAGCTATTCGATAGTATCTGTTGCGCTCATCTGGGTTCAACACACTTTTTATGTTGAATGTCCTTGTGCCTGTTGCAGGACGATACTGGATTCGATCATCGACAGATATTGTCCGCGATGGATTGTAACGCATAGTAATGATATGCGTCACATCGCCCTCAAGTCTCATAGCAAAGACACGCTCTTTGCCAGATCTCGGCTCGATCATGCCAAATGTCGAAAAGCTATCGGTATATGTCACAGCTACACCACCACCGTCATCAGCGGTCTCGGTCTTGGTCTGGAAGAACAGCTTTTTATTCATGCGACCAGAGGACATCAAAGGTACTCCGTGGTCACATCAAACGGGTTACGGCTCAAACTGCGCACCCTGAATGGGTCAAGCATCGTCCTGATTGCCTGTGGAACAGTAGCAATGCGAGCGCCCTCAGTTATGCTGTCGCCTCGGTTTTCGTAGATGAAGGCGATATACTGCAACATGGCGAGGCGCAGTTGGGCTGGTACGTCAGCAGAGGTGTCGCCGTAGCCCGAAACATATGTCACCTCAATCGCATTGCTGACCCTTAGTGCGGTGGGCCAAACCTCACCGCGCCTCAATTTCACTCGCGCTGGCTCGCGCTGATTGTCCAAGTAATATTTATCTGTTGAAAATGTGTTCTCCGTATCCGCGTCATCAAAAAACTTAATATGAGTCACAGACGAAACGGGGGGACGCGGCAGATTAAGATATGTGTTTCTGTAGTAAAGATCAGGCCCAACAGAGAAGCCATCGTGCAAAGGGTAGTCAAGCTCATCAATGTAATCGATGCTATATTTCAGAGTCCTATTGATCATGCTTCGGTTGGTATAGGCCTCAACATAATCAACTGCACCATCAATCATTAAGCCCAAAAAACTTGAGTCAACCCCATGGTCTATTCTCAGATAATCGCTGGCATCAGATATGCTTATCGGAGCCATTTGTGGTGCTACAACAGTTGTCAATCCGGCCATCAATTAGCTCCTGTGAAAGAAGGGGTGAGGCCCGAAGGCCCCACCCCAAAGATTAGGATGCGTGTGCAGTGAACGCAACGTCGCCTGTGTGACGCGGATGACCACGCACAACCATTGCACCGATTGGGGTGCCGTTGTTGTGTGTGCCTGTCTTTGCAATCACAACACGAACGTAACGCTTGCCGCCGACATAACCGACGCGGTAGATCAGACCGGCAGTGTCTGGATCGCCACCCTCGGTTCCGTCAAGCTTCAGAAGATGCCACCGCTAGAAATGGTTCCATCGATGATGTCTGCCTGCGCAACATCGGTGTAGGTTACGTCATCGTCTGAGTGCTCCAAGGAGATCTCGAAGTAAACAGAACCTGACAAGGTGTCACCCTCAGCGCCGACATCAACCAAGATGGTTGCTGATTCAAAGCCCTGAAGATCAACGCCAGTACCGTCTGCCGCCGCATCACGAACAGCCGCCGCAAGGCTGATTGCTGGTGAGATAGAGTTAGAAAGATCATACATTTTGTAACTCCTTAGCTTGCTACGGTTTGAGTGCGAAGTGCTTCAGCCAGAACAACCTGACCACCAACACGACGACGGGCGATGTAGCGAATGTTGCCAGAGGTTGCCTGAGTGAACGGGTCACGCAGAACTGACAAATTCACACGATCAACAACCATGTAACCACGGTTGAAGTCGCCAAACACAACAGGCTTGTTGCCTGCGCTTACATTAGGCATGTCCGGTGCTTCGATATATGGGAAGCCCAGAATGGTGTTTGGTACGCCACCAGTAAGCATCATGCC